CCCGTTGCCGCCGGTTGTGCGCTTTTGCCCGTCTTTATTAATGCCATAAGGCGGGTCGGTAATCACGCAATCCACTGGCTCAAGCGTCTCTAGCAAGTCTCGGCAGTCCCCCAGAATTAGCCGACAATCACCAATGACTTCCTCACGCATCACCATTCTCCACAAACGGAAAGCCAATCACCTTAGCCCGAATGATGACGCTTTCCTCTAGCCGGTTAAGCGTCTTCGCCACGTCTGCAACAGGTCGCTTGGCAAGCGAGCCGGACTTGAGCAGACGGTCTTCTTCCGGTGTCCATGCGCCTTTTGGCTTACGCATCCTCAGTCCTCCCAAATGCTAAACAGTGAAGGCCGCTTGGCAAGGACGGGCCTTGTCCTGACCGGCTCCGGCTTAGGCGCTGGCAAATGGTCCCCCCGCTTAAACGCAAGGGCTAGGGCATAGACAAAGCGTTCGTCTGCTGCCCGTTGCCGTGCTTCAGCCTCCCGGTCTTTGTCAAAGCCGTTTGCATACTGGTTGGCTAGGTCAGACCGGCCTAGGTCTTTCTGCCACGGGATGCCCATAGTCCGCGCTCGTTCCCGAACAGTGTATTCCGTTCGGCCCAGCTTCTCGCCAATCTCGGCGGGGGTGAAGCCTAGTCGCTTCATCTTGCGGAGCGTGTTATCTTGAACGGAGGTAAACCAGTCACGCGGCTGACGCATACTCGCCTCCCGATCTGGCGGTCACCATCGTCCGCTCGTAACCTTTGGCCAGCGCATAGAACGCAAAGTCCGGCCCGCCATGCTTCCTAATCCGAACGGCGTGAGCGTATGTCTGTCCGTTACGTTCGCAATGAGCGCGGACCCCATGAAGGACCGTTGTATGGTCACGGCCACCGATGCGCCGGGCAATCTCTGGATAAGAGAGGTGCGGACACTCCGTGAAGGCCCTGTAATAAGCCTCTTGCCTTGGCCATGCGATATGACGCGAGCGACCCTGCCCGGTTAGCGCGGCAACGGTTAGCCCGTATTCCTGCGCGACCTCCCGCAAGATATTAGCGACTGTCTGTCTCAAGTCTCTCTCCCCTTAAAAGGCCTCTTCGGCCATGTGGTTTTAGTCTTTGGGAACGGTCTAGACGGGATTGACCCGCCTTTGACTAATCGCCTAGCTTGCTGACCCGTCTCTCTGCCTTGGCGCTTCGCCTTGGCAATGCGGGCAACGTCGCCTCCCGTCTTGTCCGTCCGGTGGCAGGTTTTATGGACCAGCCTCAAGTTCTCATCGCTGTCGTCAAACCCTAAAGCCCACGGAATGATATGGTCTAGTTCATACGCTTCACCGGCTAGAACCTTCCGCTTACAGATGTCGCATAGGCCACCGTCGCGGGTGAACAAACGAAGGCGGCGGGCTTTCGACATGGCCGGACGGGGTGGCGCGGCTGTCATGTCTCCAGAACCTCAATCCCGTGCAACGCCTTTGCCAATTTCACCTTAATGCGGTAAGCTGGCAGCTTCTTGGTGGCCGGACTTTTGACGTCCTCGACAACCAACTGACACCGCGCAACGTCCCAATACTGAAAGTCGGGAATCCAGTCACAGACCTTCATCCCATTAACGATCATCGGAATGCGCTTCTGGCGCTCAAGGTGTGAGATTTCATCGGCCCGTTGCAACAGGCACAACTGCGACCACCGCCGAGCCTCCTTCGCACTGTCAAAGACGATGCCTTCAACAGTGGTTTTCACGTTCCGGTATTTGGTAACCTTCACCGGCGCCCCTCAATGTTAAGTTCCTCAATCGAGAGAGCGCGAAGGGCCGCATAAATCGGAGCGCGGGCCTTTTTGGCTTTGATGACCTTCGCCAGTTCGTCTTTCAGCGCGTTACGCTGGCGAGCAATCTCGGCAAGGCGTCGGGCTTTATCTCCCGCGCTTATATAAAAGGGGTGGGCTTGCCAATCGTCCCGCTTTTGCGGTGCGGGCTGGCGATGGAAGCCGTAGCGGCTGAACAGGCGTTTGATCTGGGCAAACATGGTTATTTTCCCTTGGCTTTGCGCCGCGCTCTCGCACGGTCCATGATTTGTTTGATGACGGCCCCGTAATAGGTGGCGTCTGCCTTGCTTTTGAGCCGGGCGGCTTGGCTTTGAGCGAGTAAATCCCGCTCGCTGGCGTTGAGGTAGTCCAAAAGAATATCGGTCATGCCGCATCATAGGCATACCGCTATCAGGGATGCAATCGCAAAAATGCGTCGATTATCGCTTGACGCCCTCCCCGGTGCCGTGTTTTATGGTGGCAACAAGGGAGAGACGACATGACTGACGAACAAAAAAAGATTGTCGAAGGCCGCGAATGGATTGCTTCGCTGGCTGAGGCGGAAGGCGAACACACATTCGCAAGCGAGGTCCGTTTCGGATGCTGGGACCATCGCAGCGACGTGGCAAAAGCTATTACGGGCGAACGGTTTGAGGTTCGCTCGACGGCCCGCCGCATGGAGGCGATGTGATGAAGATGTCAAAAGAACTCTGCAAGCTGGACGACGATATGTGGGAGGCTCATCGCGACTACGCCCGCGAGAACGACAGAGATTGGGCCAACGCTGACGAACTCCGCGAAGAGGGCCTCGCAATCGGTGAGGAAGCATACAAGCTCAACCCCGAAAACGATTACGAAAGCGATCAAGACGACTGGGAGTCCTACATCGAAACTGAGGTGAAAAAGTATCAGCCTCATCAGCGATACGTAGTCGCCTGCGCCGCCTATTACCGCGTTCAAGAATGCGCTGAGGAAGCCGCTGACAAGGCTGCCAAAGCTCTGGCGATGGCCGCTGACATTACGGGAGCCGCATGATGACTGACGTTATCGACGCTTTCCGCACCATCCGCCACTCCGGCAAGTTCGAGCCGTGCCTTTCAACCCTTACCGTCGCAATCGGTGACGTTGAGAGGCTTACCGATCTGGATGAAGCCCAGATTGAACGCCTGAGAAGCGCAGTCACCCGACTAACAGCCGCGTATTACAAACACTCGCTAGGCCAAGCCGATGACTGACAGGCCCCTCGCCCGGTTTCATGAAGGCCGGTTAGAAATGAACTACGGCGGCATTTACGAACCGGCCAGCCGCTTTAATGTCCTGATGACGGCCCGGATGTTTGAAACTCGCCCCGGCCCAGACGCGGCCCGATACGTCCGCGATTGTCGTAGGGCACTGGCAGAATACGACAAGGCAAAGGCAATGGAGGAAGCCAAATGCGAAACAGCGACACACTAATCAAAATCAGCCCCGCGCTGGTCAAGGCTATCAACGCAATCGAGGGCGTGAAAAAGGGCGCTGACAACCCGTTCTTTAAGTCCAAGTATGCCAACCTCGAAAGCGTCATTGAGGCTGCTCATGATGCCCTGTCCGCTAACGGACTAGCCGTCATGCAAGGCCCCGGTCCGATGGACGGAAACTGCATCACCCTGACCACGCGCCTCATTCACGAAAGCGGCGAATGGATTGAGACGGACTTTTCCCTTCCCGCTGGCAAGATGGACCCGCAAGCGGCTGGGTCGGCAATCACATACGCTCGCCGGTATTCCCTGATGGCCATGCTCAATATGCCAGCGGTGGATGACGACGGCGAGGCGTCTATGCCCCGTTCAACCAAGCCCGGCGAGCCTAAGAACCCGAACGTAAGCGTTCACCCTGAAGGCCCTGACTGGTATAAAACCGAAGGCGCTGGAATGAGCGCTGCCAAGGCTAAGGCCGAGGGGCTGGGCGAAAAGGTGAACCAGTGGCTTGGCGACCTTGAGACTATTCCAACCGTTGCCGCTCTGCGAGATTGGGCAGACGAAAACGGCGACACCATCCGCACCATGCCGAAGGGTTGGCGCATTGAAGTCCGCGAGGCATTTGACCGGCGCGGACGTGAACTGGGAGCAATGTAATGGCGTATGAGCAAAAGCCCGGAGACATTGCCGTCTTCAAAGAGCGCGAAAAGCGTAACGATAAAGCGCCAGATTGGCGCGGTAATCTGATTGTCCCTGAAGGCGCAAAGCCGGGCGACAAGCTGGAAGTGGCGTTTTGGGCCAAAGGCGACAACGGAACGATGTTGGCTGGATCGGTAAAGTTCCCGATGCAGCGCGACGCTGGCCCAGCGCGTGAAGCCCCGCCACAGCGCGGTGCCAGGTTCGACGATGATATTCCGTTCTGATGCTCGTATCAGACGACGATATGCATGACGTGTTGGCGGTCCTTGGTGATGAATCAGGGGCCGCGCACCGCGCCGCGCATGAATATCTGGATGCTCTAACAAAGACGGTTCTTGCCGAACTGATGGGCGAGAGTGACGCAAAGTCAGCTACGGAGCGAGAGCAATGGGCGAGAGCGCAGCCACGGTTCAAAGACCATCTAACGAAGGTCGGGGCGCAAGCGAAGGCGGATTACACAGCCCGCCAACGATATGCGGCGGCGAACGCCAAGATGGAGGTCTGGCGAACGCAGAACGCCAACAACCGGGCGGCGGAACGCCTCCGCTAACAATCTGGACCCCGTGGTCCGTGAGAAAGCAAGATTACCGACGATGAACGACCCCATAACCTCCGTCCGTTCCTACGCCTGTCCAAAAAGCAGGGCCGCGCGTGACCGATGGCTTGTCCACCGTGCAGAGGCTGGAATGCCAGTGTTTCGCATCGCGGATAAACATGGGGAGCCGCCGGGAGCGTTTATGCGCCAGTTTCAAAAAGCGCAAAAATAATTACGCGGGCTGTTGCGTAACCGGAAACGGTGTGGGATAAGGGTTCATCGCCAAGGGCAATCCCGCCCAGACCTTGGAGGGTCCGATGCAAACTTTCTCCGCTACCGACTACGCCATCCGCGCGGCAAGCGCCTCCCAGACCCTGCGTCTGGTCGAGCGTCCGTCGCGTTTTGGCGGCGCGTTTGTCGCTATCGAGGACGCTGTTGGCGTCATTGAAGTGGTTGACGATATGTCGGCTGCGCTGGCTCGTGTCGCACAGTGTGCGGCATGAGCGAGGAGTGGACAGCGGAGCAATGGCTTCAATGGTTGCGGCGCGGGCCTTCCGCTCCGCTTCCGTCCCGCCAAGGGCTGAACGATTGCGCCGATGCGCTGGCAAAAGCGATCAGCAATCTTCGGCGTCTAGAAGACCCAGTAGGCCACAGAGAGGCTAACAAATGACCGCCACCCTTCGCACTCAACGCGCTCGTTCCCGCCAAGCCCAGTCAGGAGCAAAGCGTGTCGAGGTAGTGCTAGACGCTGGCCAGCTTGCCGATCTGCAACGCATCAAAGATGCATACAGCTACACAACGGCAGACGCTATTTCCTACGCCATTAGCGCCGCACTGGTTGTTATGGCGCGGGACACCCATTGAGCAGCTAGGAGTTAGAGGGCCTAGTGGGCGCGGAATAACGGGTTTCACCGGACCCGCCGCGCCCTGCTCAACCTAAAAAAGGAACCATCCTTGTATATCATCGGCTCATTTGACCGCTTCTTCTCCGGCTATATCCGCAAGGAATACACCCGCGACCTAGAAGACGGACACGGGCAGTATCTCCCGTGCATTATCCACGGCCTGAGAGTGGTTCAAGGCCAGTCCTTACAGTTCCAGTGCGTCCTGACTGAGTATGGAGCCGGGGCGGGGTTTCTGGCCCCCATTGAGGCTTTCTGCTGGAAGATACCCGACAAGCCCCGCGCTCCGGGTGAACTTGTCGATTACACCTATGTCCAGCCGTGGGACTGTTTCTCAAGCGAGTTTGGCGTTCACGCGTTTGAGTTCAATCGCCGCATGAAGGCGCAGATTCTGCCAGACCGGCGCGGTGCTCGGTATCGGTTTTCAATCGACTTCACCGGCTCATCGCTGGCCGACATGAGCGAGCAGCACAAGCACCTGCACGTCATGGAGATGGATGACGGCACGATAGGCGCTTTCCCGAATAACAAAGTGTGCTGGGTTGAGCCTGCTATGTGGCGGGAACCGTTTAAGGACCGGCCTGATTTCAAGGCGTTGTCTGGCGAATGGATGGCGGAATAACCGCATCTTGACCCACTAAGACCCTTAAGGCATTATCCATCCCGCTCTACGGCCCCGCTACGGCTTAAGCCTAGACGCAAACCAAAGGCTTTAAGATGACGCTGGCACAGTTTGCCCAAACCATTTTGAGGCCCGCAACACTGAGAATGATCGGCCTTCCAGACACAAAGGAAGGAAATGCAGCTCTTGACAAAATCGTTGAGCAAATGCGCCGTGAGTAACATGGACAAGGTTCAGGCCGTCTTGTCTTACGTCGAAGGCGGTATGAGCGAAAGAGCTGCTTGTGACAAGGCTGGGATTAGCCGCGCTACGTTTAGAACGACGGCGCTGAGAGCATCGGCGGGCGACCAATACGCGCGGGCGCTTGAAGGTTTGGCGCTCGACCAGATTGAGAAGCTTGAGCAGACCATTCAGGATATGCGGGACGGAAGCCTTGACCCTGCTATTGGTCGGATTGAGGTTGATGCTCGCAAATGGTTTGCGTCTAAGTTCCTGCCGAAACAGTTTGGCGACAAGCTGCAACAGGAAGTCTCTGGCCCTGATGGCGGCGCTCTGTCGGTCACATGGCTGAAACCAGAGTAATCCCCTACGCCCCTCGCCGGGTGTTCCTGCCGTTCCACAACCGGACGCAACGTTTTGCCATCGGGGTGGCTCACAGGCGCTGCGGTAAGACGGTGGCTTGCATCAATGACATGATCCGCAATGCGGTGGTGTCCGACAAGCCCCATTATCGAGCGGCCTATCTCGCGCCTTACCTGAAGCAGGCCAAGGACGTGGCATGGGAATATCTGAAACGATACAGCCAGCCGATCTGGGCCAAGCCGCCAAACGAATCAGAACTGTATGTCGAGCTAATCGGCGGCAAACGCATCAAGATTTACGGTGCTGACAACCCGGATGCCCTGCGCGGTGGCTACCTGGATGACGCCACGCTGGACGAATATGCTGATATGTATCCCGGCATCTTTGGCTCTATCATCCGCCCGATGCTGGCTGACCGCCAAGGCACAGCTACATTTATTGGAACGCCAAAGGGACGTAACGCGTTCTTTGACCTGTTTGAGCGGGCCAAGACGGACCCGGACTGGTTTCCGTTCTTTCTGCCAGCGTCTGAGACAGGCATCCTGCCGCAGTCCGAATTGACCGCTGCTGCAAAGGAAATGACGCCAGAGCAGTATGAACAAGAGTTTGAATGCTCGTTTGAGGCGGCAATCATCGGTGCTTACTACGGTAAGGACATGGCCGAGAGCGAGCGGGCTGGACGGATCACAGACGTGCCATATGACCCTGCGCTGCCGGTATACACGACGTGGGATTTGGGCATAGGCGACAGCACGGCCATCTGGTTCTGGCAGGCCCACGGGTCGGAAATCAGGGTCATCGACTTCTATGAAGCCAGCGGGGAGAGCATCGAGCATTACGCCAAGGTGTTGCAAGCCAAGCCTTACAAGTATGAGGCCGATTGGGTGCCGCATGACGCGAGGGTCAGGGAACTAGGCACGGGCCGCACCAGGATTGAGACGATGCTGACGCTCAAGCTCAAGCCGAAGCTGGTCCCCAACCACAAGGTGCTAGACGGTATTAACGCCGGTCGCGTTCTGTTCCCGCGCATCTGGTTTGACCGTGACAAGTGCAAGGACGGGCTGGAGTGCTTACGCCAGTATCGTGCGGACTATGACGACAAGGCCCGCGTGTTCCGTGATGGGCCTAAGCACGATTGGACCAGCCATGCTGCCGATGCGTTCCGATACCTTGCAATGGCCTATCGTGAGATTAAGCCGGAAGCCAAGGCAGCTGATGCGCCAATCAAGGGCATTCGCGATATGACGTGGGATGACCTGTTAGCTAACCAGCCGGTGCACACGGGTTACGAACGCGCATGATCGTTCTATCGACAAGCGGACCCGCGCACGATATGTTCCCCTGAACGCTTGCGAGGGGCTATGCTTCCCGACGAACCTGAAAATCAAGACGGCATTGACCTTGTTACCAAATGGATTGAGGAAATCAATCTGTCTGAGCGCGAGTTACAGCCGTGGTGGAAGGCTGGCGACATCATCGTCAGGCGGTTCAAGAATGAGAACCGAGCAAGGGGTGGTGGCCGTCCGTCCGTAGG